CATTGAGCAATACACCCGTATCGGCAACGTGAGTTAGGGTTACGTCTTGGTCGTTACCAAACTGTATAGTACCAGCATCAGCAAGGAATAAGTCCGAGAACTCTTTCGATGCAGAACCCAAAGTAGTACCATCTGCACTCACAGGCAAAATAGATGTACCAAAAGTACCTGTGTTGATTACGGGGCTGGTAAGTGTCTTGTTTGTCAGGGTATCTGTTGATACGAGAGACACTAGGGTTGAGTCAGCACCTGCTGGAAGCAACATAGTGTTTGTTACGGTTGCACTATGTGGTTGCGATGCTACTGTTTGACCGTGACTATTACTTTCACAATTAAATACTATTCTTCCTGAGTTGGTGTTTCCTCGTACAACCACCGTGCCTGTTCCGTTAGGAGCCAAGTCGATTGTGGCGTTGGATGTCGTGACGATATCCGCGCCATTCATGTCGAGGTTGCCACCTAACTGAGGAGTACTATCCTCTGATACGTTTGATATAGCACCCGATGTGGCAAGTCCTGCGACGACTGCACTTCTTGTTATCTTCTTTAATCCACCCCCTGATGTGTCTACAGCGAGGAATACGTCGTCGTTTGCTACCGTAGATATCTCAGCCAAGTCGCCAACTGCTTTTTCTTCAAAGCTGGTTCCGTCTGCAACAAGTATGTGTCCTGAGGTGACAGTTGGCATTATCAACTTGCCGCCCAGAGTTACATCCCCTGTTAGGGTTGAGGTGCCTGATATGTCTACGTTGCCGTTTATGTCGATGAGAGTAGAGTTGAGTTCAATCTCATCATCAGCATTTATGTCTAGGTCGCCGTCTGTGGGTGACCCGATGTTGATGGCAGAATCCCGAAACTGAATTACACTTGCAGCATTGAGAAGCACACCTGTATCTGCAACGTGAGTGAGAGTCACATCTTGGTCTGCACCCAGATTGATTACTGCTGCATCAGCAAGAAACAAGTCACTGAACTCTAGAGATGTGGTTCCCAGAGCAGCCCCATCTGATGCGTCAGGAACAAACGCCGTACCTGCAGAGATTGTTGAGGCTCCCACGACGGTGCCGCTCACATCTAGGTTGCCATTCACATCTATGGTTGTGGCTGCAATCTGTATCTCTGTGTCAGCAACGAGGTCTAGTTGACCGTCGGCACTGGAGTTGATGTATATCGCTGTATCACGAAACTGTAGCTTTTCTGTTGTGGACATGAGTATGTCATCAGAAAACTGAAAGTAGTCCTCATCTTCCATCCATGTCAGAACACCGTCGCTTGTGTTACCATCGAATGTCACTGCTACGTCGGTGTCAGCACCCGTGCCAAAAGTGATGGTGTTACTGATGAGAGAGGATATCGGACCCCCTTCACCCGCTGTTCCGTCGTGTGTATGTCCTGTGCTACTGGCAAAGGCTGCTAGTAGTTGGTCAAATTCATCGTTACTATCTGCGGCATTGATTGTATCACCGTCAGCGTACGTAGATTGTCTTGTGTATGTTGCGCCCATTTACCTTCTAGCCCCTACCTGATATTCTAATTGAAACCCTTTTAGAGTGTAGGGCGCGGTAGCGTTTGCCCCGTCTTCTACTCTCAAGGCTACTGCGAAACCCGACCCTTCTACTGCTTTTCTAACAATGGGTTGAGATGGACCCCCATATACAGAGCTTCCGTATACTGATGAGCCGTATAGACCTGCAACATTTGTACTGTCCAGTGGGTACGCTGCGGGTCTGGTAGACGTATTCGATTCGTAATCGTATCTAACAAATAAGTCTGCGTCGATGGTAGACTCCGGTGCGTAGTTGACGTTCACACGTTGCATATGCTTGCGAACTCCGGGGTCTCCAAATGTAATGTCAGGACTTCTGTATTTTGCGTTGATTAAAGTTCCGTTGAAAGTGTTGCCTCTTTCTTGTCGGTAGATATACCCATCAAAACCGCCGTGTATGGCAATCACGTTTCCTGATTCTACAATAGTGTCTGTAGAAGACGGTCGTATGCCTTGTGTCTCTGCAAACTCAAACGATTGACCCTTCATAACACAGATAACGCCGTGTGTTGCTATGTCTGCTGCACTGTCTTTTGAAAAGAATATACGGTACTGGGTCTTATCGGGAATAACAAGCGAGTCAAAGCTACCCGAGTTAGACAATTGTTCACGAAACAACTCTTGTACGTTTGCGCTTATAGTTCCCAGTTCCACGTCACCAATTCTGGCAGTACCAGCAACTGTGCGTAATCCGTCAGGGCCGAGGAAGATAAGGTCACCTGCAAATTCCTGAATGGTAAACCCGTTGACACACCCGATGTTACGAGTGACAGGAACGATAGCAAAGTCGTCTAAATCACTGCCGCCCAGTTTAAATATCCTGTTTTCACAGAAGATAAACAAGTTATCACGAAAGACCTTGAGACCAACGATTGTGTCATCGACCTTAATACTTCCTGCACCATCACTAGCGGTAAAACCGTCCTCGTCGAACGGCTCACTGAATACCATCTCTTGTGGTGTGGACGACATGCCAGAGTAGAACATGTGATTCTTAAAAGCTACTACGTGCTTTGCGCCAGCAACTGCGCTTGCGCTAACATCGGTTGCTGCTAGTGATGTGTTAAATATGGTTGGAGCATTGGTCTGGTCTACAACAATAATTTTTTCGTTACCATCGAAGTTATAACGCTCGAAGTTATACTTAGCTGCATTAGTGCGGCCTGTGTCTCTGGTTGTCCATGACTCCGACGCTACATCGTCAACTGCGTGTGCGGCTGCAGTTGTACTGCTTGTTGCACGAGTAACACCTGTGAGGGTGAACGCCGTTACTCCTGTGTATGTGAACAACTCCGAGTTTATTTGTACTGTTCCGCTAGAACTGAATCCAGTCGTGGAATCCACGTTCAATGTTCCTGAACCAGTCATGGCAGTGTTAGCTGCTATCTTCTGGGTTAGTTCACTAGACGCAGAACTAAATATCTTATCGCCTCGTGCTGCTAGAACCTTATTGTCAAAGATTGTTGACATAAGAACAGCTTCAGTAGATACGTTAGTTTCTGGAACGACGGCATTTACAAAGGGTCTAAAACCACTAATACGTTTATAGCCGCCACCTACGTCAGGCTCAAAGTTACGTAACTCAAGGGCTTGTCCGGGCTGCATAATAAAGGTAGACTTGTTTAGAACAAGACCACCCTCACAGTTGAAGGACAGGGGTTGTACTCCTTGTAGTTGTAAGTCAGGCATACTTAAACTGCTCTCATGTAGTCTTTTCTGTTTAATAGCTCAATACGCATACGCTTCAATCCGTCCTGATACTCTTTTAAAGAGAACTGTGCTGTCTGGACATCAGAGCGAAACATGTGAGTATAGTACTTGGCGCGAGAGTTAATAACAGGTTCAAAGCGCGTGGGTATAATAGTCGTGTCTGTAGCCGCAGTTAAGTCCGTATTGGATACATAGTAGTCAAACTTCAAAGTGCGGTTACTGTCTTTTGGAATAGGAGTCAGGCCCAACTCGTTGTTGTATGTCGTGTACACGTATTCTGGGTCTGCAAATTTATCTGTGGTGAGCCGCGTGTCTCTCTCCCGAAATCTTTCGGTGTACTCTTCGAAAGACAGGTACCGCAAAGGCACAGGAGTTACGTCCTCACTAAGTTCTACAAACTTAACAAATGCGGCTTCTCCTGCGGCTTCTGTAAAGCTAACATAGTGTGTAACCGCTGTAGCAGTGAAGCTCAGTTGTGATAATAGTATTTCATTTCCACTGGAAATAGTCAGAGTCGAAGAAGAAGTCTGCGAACCACCAGAGCTTGTGCCTATCTCCGCTGTGAGAGTAGCACCACTCGTTTGGATGAGAACTGTGTAGCTACGACCCACAATCAAATCTGTTACTGCTTGGCTTGCTTCTGCATTGGTGAGAAGCAGGGTGTTGCCAAACTTAGAACTAGCGGCAGGGGTACCGCCTACTGTAGTCCAACCTGTAATACTTGCTGCGCCCGATATCTCGAATGTACCGTTGGTTATATAGTTCTTAGGCTGCAAGAATACGTTGTCGTAATCTATGTACTTCAACGTAGAATCTACGGAAGCATAGCTGTAAATACCTTTTCCTGCGATAACATCAACAGCACCTTCTGAACGAGTAAAGGGCCAGTTTAGTTCTGAGTTTAAGATATCAGAGACAGCACGGTTTACATAGTCCTTAACAGTCGTCTGTACTCCACGAGAAGCTGTGAAGTTAGAACTGGTGAGTTCTACTTCGTTCATGTCCCGAAGAACATCGTTTACCAATGTGAGGTATGTGCTAGCCATTTATTATTTCGTCTTCCTATACGTGCGAGTTTTCTTTGCAATTTTCTTCGGTTGCTTCGAGACCTGTTTCCCGCTCTTCGTAGCCGCTCGTTTCTTACGAGTCGTTGCTGCATATTCAGCAGGGGTGAGTGCCTTGATTGCTTTTTCAGGAAGGTATCGCTCTCCTGTAGCTTTGGGGCCTTGAGTAGAAGGTTTTCCACTCTTGGTTCTCCACTTTTGTTTAGTCCACGCTTTTAAAGAGCGTTGGCTCTTCTCCAAGGCCATCTATGCCTCCTGCTAAATAGGTCAATGTTCTTAGCTTATCCACAGCTTCCGCATATTTTTTAACTGCTGTATCCATTTCTTCAAGCAGATTCGGATGTTCACCGATAGCAACAGGATTTTTAAGGTAATTGTAGAATACATACTTTGCATCTGACATCTCCGCTTTGTACTTGTGGGATAGCGCATCTACAGCTAATTTACGCATGAGAACTCCTAAATACTATATTATACTGTTCTTCTAGGGAGAAGTCAATACAACAGCTACCAGAGAACCTGCTGCTATCAAGGCTACGCCTACAATAATAGCCACGGTCTTTATTGTCTCGAAAAGTTCGTGTTGTTGTCTAGCTTTCTCGATACGTGCCTTTTTTGCTGCTTCTTTAGCTTCTTGGATACGTCTCGCTCTTTCGCTTACGATGCCTGCCCAAGTACCATGCCCAAACCGCAGGTCAATCATCTGGCTCATCTCATACATCTTTTCTTGAGCTAGCCTAGCGTCGATAGTTTCTTGGGCTACGGACTTGACGTTAAACTGGTCTACGCCTGCTTTCTTGTTGCGAGACTTCTGTACTTGGCTTTCACCCTCGAACAGGTTATCTATGTGTTGTGCAATCTCGCCTATGTCGTTTGCTGTTCCAATAGCGGATTTAATGCCATCTACAGCACTCTTTACAAGTGCGATACCCGCTAATGTTTCTGCAATCATTTGTATCCGCCACCTGCTTTTTTGTAAGCCACCGCAAGCATCTGTGCTTTACGTGCTGACCATTGACCTGCTTTGCCGCCTTTAGTACCTGCCTTGATGCTGTTGAATAGACGCTTTCTCATGGTTGGCTTGGTGTAGTTGCCAGCCTCGTTTACACGACTCTTTGCTTTTTTCTTAGGTGCTGCCATTGAGTTCTCCTGTTCTCATGGCTTCGGACAAACGAATTGCCCTGTTGCCTACCTGCTTTGCCCAGCGAGAGTCGAGCATCTCGACGCAAGCCTTGATGTAATCGCCGTCTTCAATGCCTGCCCACATGTTCTTGAACTTACAGAGGCGCGGCACTCCCATGTTAAAGGCCATGTCAAGTACCACACGAATACGAACGTCATCCATACGTTCAATGCAAGGGTGAGCATTGAGTAGTTCTTTCTCTACGATGTCTATGTCGTTGGACAAAAGGAAACGAGCATTAGCTTCTGTAATACCCGTGTCGTATATTTCGTTTTTGAGAAGGCTCATAAAGGCCAGTTCGCCGTCGGTGATGCCTCTGTCTTCGAGGTTTCTACCTACACCGATTGTGTCGATGCCCAGATGGTCTTGATAGACTTGTAGTTTAAGGCCCTCGTGTAATACGAGTTGGTCGATAAGAGCTTTACGATTGTAGTTCATCCGTGTACCTTCTGTACTTCGAAAGAAGCCTTTTTAACGGCTCCCTTGTGGGGCTTGTAATCACCCTTCATAAGTTTGTAACCTTTGCCGGACTTCATCCAGTGAAAACCTTTTGGTGCCTCTACCGTCTTCTTCATTTGGTATTCTCCATCATTAGTTTTAACTTAGCCAGTTCAATTTCTAATTCGTGTACCCTGCCTACCGTATCTTGTACAGACTTAGGTGGTTCGAACTCATCAATCCAGTTGTCGTTTTCTTCGACCTCTTCCATAGTAAGTTCTAGGTTGTGTTCTAAAAAACTAATACGCTCAGTTAAGCCAAAGTAAACCCACACACTAACGGCAGTGAACGCAATCATACTGATGAGATTGCGGAGAGGGATAGTTATCTCACTTGCTTCGTTTAGCTTTGTGGCTGCTTGTTTCACTGGTTATCACCCTTGTGTTCGTGACCCATCCAAATACCAAACACACCAGTCATAACGCCCATCACTACAGATACAAAAGCTGACTGTGCGCCTGTTGGGTCTGGTAAAGCCATGAACCATTCAGCGCAACGCCACGACATGATTGTACTGGCTAGCATCATAAAGCGGGGAAGTATCTTCCACTTGAGAAAGGTTTCGACGCTCATCACTTCTTCCCAAACATCTTGGTTGCGCCACGCATACCTAGCGACGCTGCCACAATGAGGCCCAAGCTGTACTGATACCACTCCGGCATCGCTTGTAAAGCTGTGAAACCTTCCTGCACAACGCCTCTACCCCACTCTCCACAGAAAGCAAGTATGAGCGGTACAGAAAATAAAATTGTAATCCATTCGTCTTTCCACGAGCTTTTACTTCCTTCAGCCATAGCCAAATCCCAGTCGATTTCGCCAGTAGCTTTCTTTTCCATGATGACAGCTTCAGCTTTAGCTCTTGCAACTTTGGCTCCTGTTTCTGCTTTTGTCTTTTCTACTTTACCTTCGAGCCACGTACTGGCTATAGAAGATATGGGTCCTATGAGTGCAGCTAGCATTTCCATCTCTTTCTTGCTTGACGCAAACGGCTGTTAGGGTCTTTTGCAGCTTTAGGAAACTTCTTCATCTGCCCTGCTGACCTAGCACAAAAAGATTTACGGCGTTTAGCCGCTGTACTTCCGGGCTTAACTTTGCCTGTAACTGCTGTCTTTAGTTTAGAACCGGGATTCTTTTTCTTATATTCTTTAACGCCTTTTGCAGTCATACCTGCGCCAGACTTGGTAGGGCGATAGTTAGCACCCTTTCCTTTAGTTGTTTTCTTTATAGGTGTTTCTTTTTTACGGGGCATTATATCCCACTCTCACATTTGTACTTAACAGATTTATATGGGGGCGGTACTATTAACTGCGTAGAATGATACATTTCTACTGCACGAGATATGCACTCTCCTCTTGTATCATACGGACCACGGGTGTCTTCTATTTCTAAACACTCGGTACTGCCTAGTAGCGGGCTACATATGAAAAGTATTGCTTTGAACATTAGGGGTATATCCCTGCAGAGGATAGCT